TGATACGGAATACGCACTTCCACCTCATTTGATTCAGCAAGATCAACAATCTTAGTGAACACAACATTAGACGTATTTGCATCATTCAAAATATTCTCAGATGCATAACCAGAAGGATCAAACGAGATACGCAAACGCCCTTTGTGATATTGTGAAGCAATGATCTTAAATGTGAAGATTACATCACCACGCCAATTAGCAAAAAGGTTACTAATCCACGCCATAGGCGTCATGAACAATTTCACCCCTGACACTGCTGGGGGATCGGAATCATACAAAATAGGCGTGACGACAGAAGAAAACAAGATTGTATCGACAGCCTGTGCCGACGTCCACGTAGTCTGGGTCAGATAGGATTGCTTTTGAACTAGATATGGAATCGCCATCTCGTCCTCTCCTGTCAACCCAGTAATTGCCCCATCAATGGATAACTCATTTTTTGCATCCACAGTAAGCTTCTCTATCGGGTAACCCACTTCAGTGGTTGCCAATTTCGGAAACGGATCGGGTCGCATTGATACGGAATCCGCTATCACTGGGACATTAGTAAATCCGAAAAGTTTAGCGACAGATGAAACGGCTGAAGCTCCAGCCTGAGTGGCAGTGGCAAACGCGCCAATTCCTGGCACTGCGGATAAATGTTTCGCCGTATTGGCTATAGCTGATGATACCCGACTAACCGGTCCCTGTCCATACTCATCAGCCTGGACTGCAAGCCCAGCAGAGGGGCCTGACAACTTCACGTCCTCAGCCCAGGCATACACAGAAACGCTAACCCCTGTACCTGACGCTCCATTTGCGGATTGCAAGGTTGTGTAGTTGATAAAGTTCAGCAGCCCCAGGCTCCCCATGTCTGCGTTACTTTGAGCATTCACCCAATTTTTGTAGTAAAAGAAGGGCAAAGACATCTCAGCACCTTGATTGTCTTGGGGATTTAACCAAACAGAAGGGCGCTGAGAGTGTGGTATCAAATCACGGTTAGCGACGGATGGCTGAATTGTTGAAGGGGTGAAATTCTGAAGGGGAATATAGAATACGCCCGTTGTACCATAATAAAAGGGTGACGCATTGATCAGAATTTTAACCTTCAACGTACACTGGATAAACGCAAAATTATTCAGCTTGTACTTGATACGCGCATCACCAAAAAACAACTGCCAGGGTAAAATCGTACGAAATGTTCCCAGGGGATCAGATTCCAACCACGTATAATTGTAAATTCGCACGGGACGACTCAAAAAACGGATAAGATCAATATTTTCTGTCTGATCATTTGCAGTATCTGCGCCTGGCGTAACGTTGATTCCGCCAGACATACTAGCCACGGAGTCATCAAAGGTCACAGTTTCACTCACAGATGATGTAGTAGCAGCAGAATGATCAATTACAACATCGGCTTGTACAGCACAACAATTAAGACAAGCACACTCATCAACTACATCAAGACGACAGTTATTATACGTGTAAGGGACATAAACAGGATACGAGTGAAGAAATTCTTCACAAGTCTGACGATGCTCGTCAGATAAGCCCTCAGGAACTGCCTGAGACTCAGTTGTGTCACTTCCACAGGTGACACCTCCTCGGTCGAAAGTATTCGGGATCATTTATACAAGGCGGGATTGATCAGACCACGCCAGGCATGGAGGCTTTAGTTCCCCCCTGAACACTATTTTAGTGGCATAGCTGCCAGGATGGAGCTTATGCTCCAAAATCTAGTTTTTGAGGTCTAGCAACTCCATCCACCTGGTCATAGACATGTTCTGAATTTTTCCTGAACTGATCTAGAAGTTGGTCCCAGGTGGGAAACTCATGGCCGAAATAATAAGGAGACAGCTCATAATGAGCTACTGCTCGTAAGAACAATTCCTTTTTCTCCTCAAACAGCGAACGCCCATACCAAAAATATTCCCGCACTGCAGTGTTCAGAACCTCTATAGCGTGGGCTTCCTCCGAGATATTGTCCTTCTTCACACACACCAGTAGCATCTTGGCAATGGATGTTGAGTCCAGAGGAGCTACCCATGCGCAAATATCCTGGTCATATCTCCATGTTCGCTTGAGAAAGCTAGCTGATGCAATGGAGATAAAAGGAACAGATTGTGCCTCTTTATCTGCCATAGTATAGCCAATGTCGATATCTTCCAAAACACGCTGGATGGCAGTGTGGTTGAACCAGTTCGCACTTTGAGACACACCCATAATGTTGTCATCACCGTATGTGAGCAAATTCACATTTTGTTTGAAGGTATCAATTACGTGAGGTGGCCGCAAAATAATATAGCAGTACCGCAGGTAAAGTGCATTGGCCAAACCATTCACAATCACAGTAAGTGGATGGCCAGATGGATTGCTTCCGTAGAACTCAATGAGATCCCCATTGAAGTCCACTATTGGAAATGCTGTATCATACCCAATACCTTTGACGACACGCAAATCATCTTCCGAATAGCCAGCCCTTTCACAAATTCGGTAGATGATCTTGAAAGTCTCCAAGATCACGGATGCTGGCATACGCTTGTCGAATTTACTGTAGTCGCCTGCTACAATGCGGTCTGAGCCAAATTTTGTGAGGTAACTATAAATTTCGGTCCATTCCAAAGATTGTACAACAGTCCCCGGTCCGGTTTCGTACACGAAGCGATTATTTTGCATGTGCACAATAACAGACAAAAGGTACATTCGCACAATAAGCGTATGTGCCATTCCTGAAGCTGTAAAGATCCTTACCTTTCCAAGATCCGCCTTCTCTTGCGAGAGGGGTTCATCTTTAGGGTGTCCACAGTATATGGGATTAGCACGTTGGCCTGAATGGTATATCTCCACCATACGCGACATTTCGTTTTTAATCTCGTCGATGACACCCACATCTGTGGTGCCATCATCCAACGCATATAGAAAACGAGTTTTGGGACACTTATATGGGAAACCGGCACTTGTTTTGCGATTAAGCTTGTCACAGTATCTGACACCTGCTTTACCGTTGAGTGCGACGTGAAGTGAATAGACACGCACATCATCAACCGGTATCTGGGTTTCAGAGATGAACATACAGCTTGCTCGTTGAAGCACATCGTCGCGCATAAGTGTCACAGGGCGGGTCATGTCTTTCAGCGCCAAAATCCAAGGCTGTCGCGAAAATGTTGGTGCCACTTTATCGGTAGCATACCCCGCATCTTCCATGAATGGACGAATAAGTGTAGAGCCCACATTCGTTCTCGGAGATGCACGGAAACCCAAAATAGATCCCATCACATTTCCACTTCCGCCATTCACCGCCCACGTAGCACTTTGTGGACTCAATGGGCCCAATACGCGTTCTTGTGAAGGAGCAGAGATTACAACAGAGCCTCTGTTACAATAGGTTGGTTCCAAAGTGTCACAAGCGCTTTTCACAAGTTCACTATCGACCTTAATGGCACCAACACAATTGTCTTTACCAAGGACATGCACACCTAAGATGATGTGCCCTGCCGGAGTGTGTGAAATCAGGCATGTGCCGCAATCCCCTATTTGGGTTGGACAAGCAACTCGGCCTTTCCATACATCAGTGGTTACAGCCCTGTCTAGACTCTTCCAAGTGGTCACATCGGGTTCAATAGAGCGCACAATTTCGGACCAGGCTTTCCCGTTAATGTGTCTACCTACATACTCTCCATCGATCTTACCTTGGTAGCCCCGCTTACAAAACCACTCTGTAAGATCACTGCCAGGAGGGCGAATGGCTATGCGCACAAAGACCAAATCACGTTCAGGAACGCGGCGCAACATGCTTTCCGTGACGAAAACGTGCGATATCCCTGTGTTCAAAGATGTTGCCTCGTCAATAATCTCCATGGTGAAAGGAGCAGTAGGGAAAATCCCATGATGATTCAACATATACACGTTGCCCCTCACATTCACCATCGTGCTATGCTTGGTCACACCTTCTTGCATGACTCTCACCGCTACAGTGGCCTTCTGCACATATCTGCGCAAAACACCAGGGTCCTGCCCTTTCGAAGCCAATGTCGTTTGAGAGAAATCATCACGATTGATGGCAAGCGGGGAGGCATAACTCACATAAGGTTTCACCACCTTATCCTCAGATGGCGCCGTACCATAAGTTGATACACTAAATTCCGCTCCCTGTGGATTACCAATCAATAGTTTTCCAGCTTTGTAAGCGGTATAGAGCACACCAACTGCCGTCAAGGCAGATGCCAATATAGCAGGATATCCGATCTTGTCCTGTACCTTCTTGCCCATATAACCAAAGACTTCTCTTATGACACGGGTCTTCATTGGGCTGGCATATATTTGTCTCCAAAACCAATTCTTCCCCCACCACCATTCGGCTAGTGGGTTTAGATACCACGTCGAGTAGACATACTGGTACATCAGTTTATAATACACCAAGGTACACCACACATCCAAACCACAGCTCTCTAAGAAACTCGGATAATAAATCTCCTCATCATCCGGGACTTCTAGAGTATCAAGCGATTCATCCATCCAAGTAGGCAGCTCCTCATATACGAGGTCTGGCACTGACTCTTCATCCGAGTCACCATCCTCACCTGCTTGGGTTTCCATGAGCTCATCCTCGCATTCGCAAAATCCTCGTGGTAACTCACACACCTCGCACAACTTCACGTCCTCAGCATTATCAAGGCTCTCCTTGACAATTGATTGGATACGCTCATGTTCGTGGATCTGTCCATTGAACCACTTTAAGAAATCGACAATGCTGCAAAATGTTTCCACTCGTTCATTGCGTGCCATCTCAATTGGTCCTGGACCACCCACCGGTACGACTTTGTAAAGGACAATATCCCATAAATCATCGTAGGTGTCCACTGTTGTAGGGGGTCGCAAATTCGATGCCAACATACCTGGTCGCTCAGGGTCCTGGAACTGTGTCTTGGGCTTAAGGTTAATCACATAAGGGAAACGCCGTTGAACTGCCAGAGGGCACGCAAAGTATGCCGTGGTATTCAAATTCATAGTATTTGAAGTCCCCATGACAAACTCACACATCAGCGGTGTTCTTCCCTTATCCTCAATAGCCGCCTGGTTGGGAACATACGGAGTGTTATTCACAATCCACAACAATTCCTGCAATGACGGGTCCATAATGCCCAAACTTGGGCTCATGTACGCGATATCATCCAAGACAACACACCATTTCGATGTGTCATAACCATCCCAAAATGCCGCGCCAGGGTTGCGAGTATACTTATGGTCTGACGAAGTGCGCAAACCCGCCACTTTGCCGAAATGTTTAAAGCACATCTCTACAAATGAGGTTTTACCCACACTAGAACCACCATGTATGAGTAACGCATACGGTGCAGCGCGCGCTTTCTGTGATGCGCGCTTTGTCACCTCCATATCGTAATTATACTCCAATTTACTCAACAATTTGGAGATCATTTGCATATCGCCGCGGTTAGAAACATATTTCTTAATACTTCTTCCCTTCTCGATTGCTCCGCGCAGATCAGCCAGAAAAGCAAATTTGTCGATGCTATGTGCCTGGGCGTTGCTCAAAAACTGCGATTGTCGGTTAAGTCGCTCAGCTTCATCAAACCACTCTTGGTACTGCAAGCTCGAATGAAAAATTGGTTCCACTGATCCAGTGACATAACATTGGTATCCGCGTTTACACATAAATACCAGCGTGTCAAGCATCGTAACGACGAAGTCCGGTCCCAAATGATATTTGGCCTTGATAGCAGCCTCAGCACACGGCTCAAACTTCAAGGCATCAAATGTCAAACCAAACTTTGCAAACACCGACATCGACAAGAGGTACATCATAAGACGGTACATTTTCTTGTAAATGGGTGATTCCTTGAAACGGTTATAGAACTCCAAACCACACTCAAGTCCATCGAGAGAAAAACTCTCGAAAGCTTGGACTTGCGCTTTCTTTTTGCCTTTCTTGGACTTCAAGAAATGTTCCACCACCGACTGCAGCGTAGCAACGGTAATGTAGGTCACGTTCATCTTCGATCGTAAAATCTTCGCCAATGTAGCGATCGCAAGCATGCGACCAGCATACGTGGTTGCTGTCATCATATGGTAAGTAAATATCCATGTCGTTTCAAGGTGGTCAGCAATGTGATCATCGATTTGTGATAGGGATATGTACTTGCCCAAGAGAGATTTCGCCCGACCTGATCCATTACCGGAATAAGAGACAAATTTCTTAACTCCATTGGCAATCCTATCCTTAAGTGTCACTGGCACATCAGGGAACGCCGGCAACTCTGGTGCCGGGGGAGGTGGCGGGGGTCGGGGACGATTCAATTCCGACAACCGTTGGGCAAGCAATTTCTCGCGCTCCCAAGGGGTCAATTTCCGAGCCTGTACTTCCATGGTACTAAGTTCGGGTTGTTTCCGCGCAGACTTCACCTTACGGTAAAATCGCGCATTGCGTTTTGTGGTCGCTCGGGACCACTTGATTTGCATCGGGTGCAAAATATCACTGGGGTGGCTACGCCACTGTGGGAGGAATTTCCATTCCTCACCACACTGTGCTCGATTCTTAGAGCACTCTAAGCGTTTAATACGCTTCTCGGTCGTGCGCCGTTGTTCCACAACGGGCAGAGCTAACAACTGAGCCTGATCAAATTGTACAGAGTACATGATACGCTCATCATCATTGAATGGGTTACGATCCCACGCCATGCAGTTGCGACACATATTTTGCAATGTGTTACAACCAGGCGACTGGCAACCCGTGGCTAACAATCTGAAGTGCGACATATCGTATTGTTGTATGTCGTATCTGAGTTGTAAAATCCTATTTTATTCACCCGGAAGCATAGGCAGGTAATCACCGCTCCTATTATATCTATGTCTCTCACACTGATAAGTACATATCACACATTTCCGCATGTGTCTTACACCTTCCAATCAAAATACGCAGTTAACGTAAATTTACTGTTTTATACTTGACGTTGTCCTTTGTCGGAGCGAAGCGGTCAAGCAATATTGAAAAGTATGTAAGGCAACACATTATACATGCATTCCTGTGATCCATGGATTATAGCACTACAGGTGCTAGACTCATTTTTATTTCCTTTTTTACAAACGGTTATTTTTATTTTCTTTTTTAATTAAGGGATCTGTTGATCTTAGACATAACTTCAGAGAGCCATGAATGCATACCCATTCGGGATTTTGCGTCGTCAACATGATTATACAAACAAATAGGGGGTTTGGTTGTTTCGTTACCACCGTCTATTACTGTCCGTCCTATAGATAGGGTAGGGGGGGGGTCTGCTAACTCGGTAAAGTGAGAGGAATTTTCTGGTTCCTCCTACACCGAATTGCGCTCCTGGGGTAAGACTTACAACGCATTGCTAGCCCAGGTAGTCGAAATTAGATAGATACATATCAGATTCATCACTAAACTCAGCTAGCAGAAAGGCTTCTCACCTTGAGGTTGTATTATTTTTAACTTACGTTGAGATACAACTTGAACTCGAAAAATAGTAGACTTCTGGTCTACAGCATGGGCTTAAGCCCAATACTAATATAAATATATAATGCAAAAAAA